TAATCTCTGTTGAATTTTATTTCTAAAACTCGATCTCTTATGCATGGGCCTCTTTCATCAAAATCAGTTTTGCGGTGACTCCTGAGCTTTCCTCTTGAATTTCCATCACGCGGTATTGAACTCCACGAATCCTGATCCCATCCCCCTCTTGGGGAGGGGCCTTTAAATCTTCCAACAAAATGCTAAAGGACGTACTGATACTGGAAACCAAGAGTCCCCTCCCGTCGTCACCCCATTCAATGGGATGCTTTTCAAAAATACCGTTGATCTCAGTGACGACGGGGTGTTCTTCTTTGTGTGTGTACTGAGCCATCTCACCAAACACGCTAGCGCTTGACTTAAATAGGGTTTTGAAAATGGAGTTACCCACTGGGACCTGCTGGCTTGAGAGGAAGATCAACTGGCACCCCGTTGAGTCGTGCAGTCACTAGGGAATCGGTGACTCCAGCTTCTTGAGATGCCACTGCTACCCAGGGAAGAGTCGAATCTGCAGGGGTGAGACACTTCTGCTTGTCGTCATAATAAAGCTTTTGCCCGAAACTAACGCCGATGTTATTGGGTTTTTTAAGCTCATAAATCCCTACTAAATGAATATTAATCATTTCTCCTGGAAGTCCCGAAGTTGATGCGATTCCAAAAAAACTTCCTAAAAGAACTGGATTTCCAGATAAGACGGCAAGTCCAGTCTTTGGGTCTAAGGCTGCATCCTCTGGGATTCGGTAGTTGACTGAAGATCCACTTGAAATTCTATTTTTCATATATTCCTTTCGTTGAATTAAGTTAAATGTCTTGTCTAATTTTTACAGCACCTCGATATTCCAATGCTTTGACTCCAAAGTGTAAAACTCCTCGTACTCTAAATCCCAGACGCTCAAAGGATTGCTGAGGCTCGGTTTGAATTCCACGAGCACCGGATAAATAAGCGTACTCGATAAAATCGATCTTTTCTTTTCCAGCAAGCAGGTAGTAAGCATTCTCCTTGGGCTTAGCGTCCTTAGCTGAAAGCGAAAGCCTGGGCTCAATAATGGGAGTGAACTGACCACCGTAAATATTCTGATTCGTGAATTGAGTAGCTAAGAAGTTCGTTGAAACCATCTTCAGTGCTGCTTCCCGTAAGGTGTGTGGCACGAGAAGATATTTTGGACTGAGGCTTAAATAGTTATTAGCCATCGAGCGCTGATCCATCATCTTAAAAAATCCATCTGAGATTTGATCCGTGTCTCCCAAAAGCTTTTTATCCTTGGCAACGGTGACCACGTTCTTGTGGGGGGCTCCCTCATCAAAAAGAGGGCTTCCATCTCCCATTTTTAAATTTTTAATAAAAATATCATAGATGTGGTTTTGTTCAGTTGTAGCGGCTGCTACTCCGAAAGTACTTAAAGCTTTGGTAAAGGCCCCCAAATCATCATTCACCATTTGCTGAAGTGAAAAATGAAGCATTCGTGCGTAGGTCTTAATCCGGTAAGAATCTCCTTGCTCAGTGAGGTAAGTGGCTTCGATCTCTGAATCTTCAGGCAGTTCCCTCAGTTCTCCGATCTCAGATACCCTCAGTGGATTGACGGGTTTAAAGTCTGAAACCTCTTTTTCTGTCACAAAGGGGGTGTAGGTTCGCTCGGCTAATTCATAAAAGTTGAGCAGAATTTTGTTTGAAATATTGCTCAGCAGCAGCGGATAGTCAGATGTGGTCATCGCTCGCTCAAAGACTGAGAGCTTATTGAGACCACGGGATCTAATACCCATCGTTTCTACACAATCTTTGGCCACATCCAAAAGAGACATTCCATAATACTCTCTGCCCTGGTCTTTTAATTCATACTTTTCTGGAAAAGATCGATGCAGCAGGTGTTGCTCCAGTCCGATTCTCCTCGTTTCGGTCTCATCTAACTCCCCAGCCTTGATCATCCCATGCATGATATGAGTACTTCCTGTACGGGTATACTCATCCAAAAGCAGGCTTTTTGAACGCTCAAGTGAAGCATTTTGAGCTAAAACTGATTCAACTGATGAGTGCGCAAGTCCTAGACTTCGTGCACACTCTTGAATGGCAAGGACTTTTTTTCTTTCTTCTTGCCTCACTTCAAGTTCCCTCTTCAGCTCAGTCTCTTGCGATATCTTTTCTTTTTCGGATTCTTTGATTGTTTCAATCGGTTTCACTTCTTGCTCTCTTTCTTTTAAATTATGAATCATAACTTCTGTCATTTCTTGATCTGCACGAATCGAAGCATGGGGATCTGCACCGATAGCAACTAGGCTGATTTCCAGTGGAATCCATCTCGATGCTTCTAATGTGCGAATGGAGTGATCCTCTTTAGATACATCATCGAGTTCCAAAATCTGGTACCCTACTGAGACATTTCTTAAAATTTTATCCTGAATTTTTTTGAAATATCGCTCTCCATCCGCATCAAACCGGACGGTGGCCCAAGCCTCCCCTTTTTTCTCATCAATCCAGGCGCGCTCCACACAGCCTAGAACTGAATCCACATCACGGCTGTGATCTTTGAGAAAGGGAGCCCCTCGGTTCAGCCGTGAGAGGTCAACCGAATTTTTTCTTAAAGACAAAACCTCGTTGAAAATTTCTCCATCACAAAACTGTCTTTGAACTGAAGCTCCCGTACTCCACACTAAATCGACACAACGACTCTCAGTGTTGATCGACTCGGGTTTCACTTCGGCTGATCTCGATAAATTTTTTAATTTTTTCACGCTGTCTCCTTGCTCTTTGCTTGTTCTTGAAGTTTGAGTTTTGCATCAAGTTCGATTGAGGGGTCGCACTCAAGTTTCAATCCTCTCTTTTTGAGTTCTTCAAAATCATGCTGAATTTCATCGAGCAGCTCTTCAGCATTGTAGCCCTGTTCTCGTACCGCCTCACTCCAGCTCATCGTACCGATCCTCAGAGCTTCCCTTGTGGCCAGGATTTCTTTTTGTGGATCAATGTAGGGATGCGATGGAGTGGTAAACCCGACCGTCAGCTGGTTGATCTCTGGCCCCATTTTGACACTCATAATTTTTTTAAACTCATTCCATGTGGGAATGCAGAATTGGGAAATAATCATTCCTTGCCACCGGCTCACATTTCTACGGAACTGGAGTTCAGCCATTCTTGCACTGGAGAATGTGGCATTACTGTAGTCTGAGCTTAAGGCTTCGTAGGTAATGCCCAGACCACTGGCCAGTTGCCTCATTAGAATGGTGGAGTACGTGGGATAATCCCCACTCCCAGGAGGCTGATTGAAAGTAATGGATTTTCCTGTAGGAAGCTTCACTAGCATTCCACTCTCTAAATTCTCAAACTCCTCTTCTGGGTCCGTCCTTCCCACTGTGTCGGGAGCGTCAATATCGTGAATAAACCCAGCAAAGCATGCTGAAATCTTTTGAAGCATGAGAACAGCATCGCTAAAGTCATCAAAGTCTTTAAAGAGTGAGAGTGTACTATGAAAGGGGGTCACTCCTCTATTTTGTTCGGCCCGCTCCATGTCGTAAATATGCAAAATTTCATGGGATGGAATAGGTTGAGAGATGAATGAGTTGGGAAGAAATAAGAGAAATGATCCAGGATGTTGGGGAAAACACCAATAATTGATGCGTTGGCCGTTGCCGTCGTACTCAATCCCTTGAATGATATAATTTCCATGAGGAAGGGCCATCTCCTTGTTGGAGTCTAAGTAGTCAGGCTCAATCACTCGGTAGACGGATGGAATTTCTTGTCCTCTTTTTTTATAAAGCCTAGCTAACATCTCGCCAGATTCCACCCAGCCTTCCATGACAATCCGTTGCAGCTCATACCAGTTATGTCTAGAGTAGTAATCAATTGCAGGAGTTTCAGCCCATTCTTTCCACAAAGGAAGTACCTTTTGTCTCAGTTTTTCTGGACCCCTGATCTGGAGCCTAATCCCATCCCCGATCGTAGAATTAACGATGACCTGTTTTCCCTTTCTGGCGAGTGCATGATTACGACAGAGATAGCGAGTGCGGTCTCTCAATGTCCTGCCTGCCAGTTTGATCTCAGCATCTGCATTGGACGACCTGGGTGACCATCCCTGAGTTCTACGCGAGAAAGAAGCCCCCTCGTAGTGTCTCGCCAGGCTCATCAGCCGATTTTGAGCAAGCCTGGCTGTCTTCCGAGAGAGCCCCTTTTTTGGATCAAAATAATTAATGAATTTATCGAAAAGGGTCGTGGCCGATGTCACTTCACAACCCCTTTTTGAACCTGGGGAGGATGATCGACTTTGACCTGCTTTTCCCCAGGGAGTTCATAAGTAGGTTTCTCATGCGAATGAGATCCTCAAAAGAGCGATATCGAATTTCTCGATCACCTTCCTTTACGTATTCTATTCCTTTTTGAAGAGTATCGGTCAGTTCCGATAAGTTTTTCTCTTCTTGAGACTCACTTGCCATACCAGGCAATTTAGAGGATGAAAGCTTTGGACCCAAGGCGAAAGCATACTATAAATGATTAATATTAATGAGATATTAATATCTAAAACACACCAAGGTGAAAGAATTTGACATGTGATCACAATGTAATTACAATCATATCTATGAATGTAAAACTGAAAATTGTAC